AAAATCAGCTAGAAGGTTTAATGGATGATTTTCAGGGTGGTCAAACACCTGCATGGGCAGCAGGAGCTATGAGAGCTGCTCTAGGTAAGATGGCAGCTAGAGGTCTGGGTGCATCTAGTATAGCAGGTCAAGCTGTTGTACAAGCAGCTATGGAATCAGCACTACCTATTGCTATGGCTGATGCACAGACACAAGCACAATTTGAAATGCAGAACTTGTCAAATCGTCAGCAACGTGCTATGCTTGCAGCACAACAAAGAGCAGTATTTATTGGTCAAGAATTTGATCAGGAATTTCAAGCAAGAGTTCAAAACGCATCTCGTATTGCCGATATAGCTAATATGAATTTTACTGCAGAACAGCAGGTAGCTTTGGAAAATAGTCGTATAACAAATACGATGAACTTACAAAACCTATCTAACAGGCAAGCTATGGTAATGGCAGAAGCTGCTGCAATATCACAACTAGAACAACAAAATTTATCTAATCAACAACAAGCTGCTGTTCAAAATGCTCAGGCATTTTTACAGATGGATATGGCAAATTTAAATAATCAACAAGCAACTGTTTTATTTAAAGCTCAACAGATTGCTCAGTCTATATTTACTGACCAAGCAGCAGAAAATGCAGCTCTTCAAATTAATGCTTCTAGTCAAAATCAAGCTAATACTCTTTTAGCTAATTTAAAATTTCAAGCGGATAGTATTAACTCAGCTCAACAACTTGCAATAGAACAAGTTAATGTAAATGCAGTAAATGCTGCTGAACAATTTAATGCTAATGTTCAAAATACAAGAGATCAATTTAATTCATCAAATAGACTAGCCATTGCACAAGCAAATGCTCTTTGGAGACAAAATACTGAAACAATAAATACTGCTGCTGATAATTTAGCTTCTCAAGAACTTGCAAAAGAAGCTAACGGACTCACTAATAAAGCAATAGATGAAATATGGCAACGTGAAAGAGATTTTATGGATTTTGTGTTTACATCTACTGAAGACTCAAAAGAAAGGTTGTTAGAATTAATATTAGCTGATAAAAAATACGATGAATATCAGTTAGTTAGAGACAGCCAACAAGAAAAAGATATGTGGGCAATTGTCACAGAGATAGTTTTGGGTGGCAAAGGTTTAGATTTAATATAAGAAAGTAATGGTATGTCATATTATGAAACTAAATTAGATAGTTTACGATTATCTGCAAGAGAACAGGCAGGGTTAAGAAGGACACAAAAAGGTCTTGGTGATAGGACTCGTCTATTTAAAGATGAAGAGGCAGATCCAAATAAACTAGTTACAACAAGAGGTTTAATACCAAGTAGAGATAGAAAAGAAGAAACTTCTCAACCTGATTTTTTAACTGAATTTTACAATGAGTTACTTGTTTCTAATCAAAGTTTAGCAGAACAGATAGAAGAATATATACGAAAAAATGAAAGTGAATCTACACAAAAAGAACCTAAATTAAATTTAACTGAAGAAGATCCTGAGACTACATCTTTTAACACAGGTACTAGATTAAAAATTGAACTAGAAGAAGTTTTTGGTTTAGAAGATTTTCAAGCCGCTGCTATAGTAGGAAACTTAGATCAAGAAACTGGTGGCTTTAAATTTATGCAGGAATTAGATCCAGCAATAGAAGGTTCTAAAGGAGGTTATGGTTTTGCTCAATGGACTGGACCTAGAAGAAAAGCATTTGAAGCATGGGCATCTCAAAATAATTTAGATATTAGTTCATATGATGCAAACTTTGGATTTTTGGTTCATGAGATTCAAAATAATGATTACTTTATAAAAGTAATGGAAAAATTAAGTAAGACTAAAAACATAGACGAAGCAACAGAAGTTTTTTCTGAAGGTTATTTAAAACCGGGAATACCGAAAATGAATTTACGTAAGAAAAAATCAAGACTTTATTTAGGGAAATAATAAATGTATAATACACCAATTCCGGGGCAATCATTAACAAGAGAACCAAGATCTTATGCTTGGGAAGATCCACCTAAATATTCTAAACCAGAAGATGCATTAATGTGGCATATGGATAGGTTAGAAGACCCTGAAAGAACTAAAGCAGTATTAACTTTATTAGAATTAGGTTTAGATGTCGTAACTTTAACCGAAGGTATTCTTCGTGGAGGAGTCGTACAGGGTATACATAACATTGACATATCTTTAATTATTGCACCTATTATTCATGAGTATATAGTTGGAACTGCAAATGCAGTCGGAATAAATTTTAAAGAAGGTCTTAGTGAATTTAAAGTAGACTATAAACAATTTGAATCTGCTATAGATAAGAATAAGATTAATGAAGTATTAAAAGATATAGACGAAGATAAACCTATAGATCTTGATCCAATAGAAGACGTAATAGAACAAGAAGAGCCACAAGTTGAAGAATCAGAAGTTAAAGAAAAACCTAAAGGTCTTATGGCAAGGGAGGTTTTATCATGAGTATTAATTGGTCAGGTATCAGAGAAGGTATTGATTCAATAAAAGAAAACCAAAAAATTGAGTTTGCTAAACAAAAATATTTTTCTGGTGAACGTAAAGAAAGAATAGCTTTACTTGCTGAGTATGGAGTTTCTTCAAAAGAATCAAAAGAACGTAGAAAGAAAAAAATTGATCTAACTCAAAGTTTAATAAGTACGGTAGGTTTACCTAAAGATGTTGCCTCTTATATAGCTGAAACTGGTGAAGGTGCAATGATACTTGAGTTATTTGAAAAACGTGTAAAAGATGGTACATTAAATAAAAATTGGATACCCACTATTATTAAAAAAGTTCAATCTACTTTAGCTGATGAAAGTTCTCCACAAGCTATGGCTATAGCAGCAAAAACTGCACTGCTAAGTAGTGAAGATATGTCTACAGAAGTTGGTCAAGAAGCATCTTTAATTGAAGCTATATTTTCTGCAGAAACTTTTGAAGATTTTGAAAAGGTAGATGAAAAAATATTAGAGATTGTAACTGCGCCTAGAGTTGAAGACTTTACACCAGAGTTACCTACTATAGGTGGATTAAATGTTGGATCTGCAATGGTAGGGGAAACACAATTAGCTAGTATAAGAAAACAAGTTATAGATCGAATTGCTCCTTATGCAGGAGAAATATTTGTTAAAGATGATGAAGGTGATTATAGGGTAGACCCTGCTAAAATTAAATCAGATCAATCTGCAGGTGAACTAGAAAAAATAATATCTGGTACAGTAGATAATATTGTTATAGATGTTGAAACAGGGTCTAGTAATCTAAACGAATCCTTTCAAAAACATATTCCTAATGCCGTAAATCTTATACCAAGTTTTACAGAATTTAGTAGTCCAACTCCTAAAACTGGTACAGAGGGTATAAATACAGGTAAAGATTTATTTATAGATAATTTTACATCTATTGAACAAGAAAGAAATAGATAAACTATGGAATCTTATGTAGAAAAAGCTAAAGGTAAAACTATAGCTGACATAAAAGACGATAGGGAATTTCAAAAAGATCTTATTCGTTTTTTATCAAGCTCTAGAAAAAATTATAGTTTAAAAGAGTTAAAAGAAAAAGATGTTGACTGGATGGTTGATGAGTATGTTGAACACATGCGTAGTCAAGATACCAACGAGGCAACAGCACTACAAGATCTTTACTTTGCTCGTGATGAAAATGCTAGAGAAAAAGATCGTCTAGCTTTTGGTCGTCTTATGATGGCTTGGGATTCTGTAGAACGTGCAGGAACTGGTAAAGGTGTAGGAGATTATCTAGAAGCTATTGCTACATCTCCATCTACTATAGCTGGTATTTTTACTGGTGGTTTTAGTAAACTTGGTGCATTAGGTGCAACCAAGGCTTCAGCTATTGGTGCTAGGGCTGCTGTATCTAGGGTACTATCTAAAGAGTTTGCTAAAGAAGCTGCAAAAGGTTTTGCTACAACGGCAGCTGTTGAAGGTGCTTTAGGTTATGGTCAGATTGAAGCACAAGAAGCTGCAAGAAAAGAGACAGTAGAAGACTATGAAGGTATGTCTAATACTCAGAAGGCTATGTCAGTAGGTCTTAACTCTGCTTTTGGTGGAGCTATTGGTGGTTTTGCTAGGGGTATGGACGTAAAAAGTGCAGATAAAGCTTATGAAGTTTTAGAAAAACAATCTGCAAGTATTGCAAAAAGTAAACTTGCTGCAGCAAAGAAAGCTACAAACAAATTAAAGACAGTTCAAAAAACAAAAGCAGGTAAAGAAAAAGTAGGTCGTGTAGTAGATCGTATTACAGAACTTAATAATGTACTTGCTAAAAGACGAATTAAGTTAGACCCACTAAATAAAGAACAAGTAGCTATAGGTGAAGAACTTAAAGATACTTTACTTAGACAAGGACCAGATAAGAAACTTTCAAGTGGGTTATCAAGACACACATTACAAGCTATTACTGCTGCAACATATGATATAATAGATAAGTTTAAGATACCAGAAAATGAACGTATAAGTTCTGTAATAGCATCAAAGATTCGTGATGGATCTATAAAAACAAAAGAGATAGATGAAATTATAGATGAATACACACTATCAAGAGAAGAGTTTAGTTATATATTTTTATCTGATTTATCAGAAGCAGGTAGAACTCTAGGTTTAGCAGGTAGAATATCTCAAGAAGCACAAAAAGATATTTTAACTAACATAGAAAGAATAGCTGAAGAAGGTCTTGTTACTGAAGGTGATAGTGTAGCAAGACAAATTTCTGATACAATAGGTGTTAAGAAGGGTGCATTTGGAACTCTAGTAGACGTTCTAAAAGCTACAGACTCAGTTCGTATTGCTTTTATGACATCTCAATTAGGAACTACAGCTGCAAACACAATGTTTTCTACAGCTAGAATTGGTATAGATGTAGTAGATGAGATATTTAGACAAACATTAAGAGTTGGTAAGGCTGCTGCAAAAGGTGAAAAGGTTCCTATCAGTAGTTATAATGCTGTAACTTCTGCTCTAAGAAGTATGTCAATATCAAGGAACGAATCTATTATACTTAGGGAGATGTTTAAAAGAGATCTTCCTGAAGAGTATCAAAAGATTTTTTATGATATAAATCGTGTTGAAATTAGTTCTGAATCTTCTTCATTGGTTGGTAAAATAGGTTCTGCTGTAAATTTTCTTAACAGTGCTGTTGATACCAGATTTAAACAGGCAGCTTTCTATGCTTCAATAGATAGACAGTTAATTGAAAAAGGTTCCAGTGCATCTGAATTTTTAAAGCGTAATAACTCTTTATTAGATTTACCTGAAGATGTGAGAGCTAAAGCAGTATATGAAGCATTAGATTTTGTTTTTCAAAAAGGTTATGCAAGACCTAAACAAAAGAAAGCTATTTCAGACTTTACTATGCTTGGTGCAAAAAATGTACTTAAGTTACATAAAGAAGCACCGTTTGTTGTATCAGGTGTTCTTGGTATGCCTTTTCCAAGGTACGTAGCAAATCATATAGAGTTTATGAATGACTATACACCAATAGCACTTATTACAGGTGGTGCTAAAAACTTCGATGATAGTATCTATTCAAATAAATTAAAAGATGTTAATGAGCGTTGGGCTAGACAGCTAACGGGTGTTACATTATTTACAGGTGCTGTATACGCAAGAGGTTCTCAAGTAGAATTTGATGATGAGGGAAATGCTGTTGGAATGAAAACAAATTTTTCTGACATGCAGTTTGGAGAAGAGGGTAAACTTGCTAAACTGGGGCGTGTATCTGGTGCGTTAGCTGGACACCAACTGCTTGCAGATCTATGGGTTAGAAACTATTACGATTTACCTATGCCTGAGTACACACCTTTAGCAAAAAATACATTAGAGGTAGTAGGTGGCTTAGGTAATATGGGATTTGATAAAGGTTTAACGACTGATATCAGAAGATCGTTTGAGTCTGGAAGTATGACTGAGGGACTTAAAAGTAGATTTACGGATATAGGTGCTACCTTTAGTTATCCTGCAACAATCTTTAGAGACTTAGGTGGTCAGATAAATCCTGAGTTAGGCTACACACCATATACAAGAAGTCTTTTACTGTCTGATAATAACATGTTAAATGCTATGTTAACTGACACAGAAAGTTTTAACAGACTTGTAAGATTTTTTCCTGAAGTAGATTTTGTACAATACACACAATCTTTTAACGGTAAAACTTCTACTCCTATATATGATCCTTTTTCAGGTCGTCCAGTTACAGCTGTAAATCCAATGACAAAACAGTTACTTGGTATTGAGACTAGAGCTGCACCAACAGAGTTACAAAAAGAAATAGCTAACTTAGGATTGCAAGAGTACAAACTTTATGGTAGAAACACTGTTGAAAATCCTGCTTTAGATTGGCTAGTTAGATATGGCTTGTCTAAAACATTACCCAGAAGTTTTGAAGAACATATTTCTAAACCCTTAGTACGGTATAATAATGTTGTATCTTACAAACAACTAAGTGATGAAAAGAAAAGACTAGAGTTAAAAGCTTTTCTTAGAGAAAACATAGGTCAAACAAAAGATTTAGTCACACAGTATTTTGAAGAGTTAAAAAGAAAAAATCCTAGAGCTGCTGCTAGTTATATCAGAAATTCATACGAAATAATGAAGAAACAAAACCTACCAGAAGATTTTTCTAGATCTGCTTTTGATCTTTCAGGTGGTAAGTTTGATAATGCTGATGACTTTATAGCAGATGCAAGAACCATAGAGGATGAACTACTTAGAAGACGAGAGTTAATGAGAATGGTAAAAACTTACGATGTCTACAAATAACTAATCCTCTAGCATTCTATCTGCCCACTCGTAAGCTTCTCTCTTTACCTCATCAGATCTAACATAACCACCACGACTAGCAGCAAGCAACCCTGACAGTGCTTGACCTGCTAGATATATACGAGCTGACATAGGTGGCTCTTCAACAATCTTTGTTTTACGGAACTCTTGGGCTTCTTGCTCAAGGGTTTTATTTTTTGTGCCTTTCATTTTACTTCCTCGACTGCTGCTGTATTAACGCCTCAAGATACCAACGTGCTTTCTTTAGATCTTCTAAACCATTTTTATATCTCCAACGATGAAGATACTTAGCTATGTTGCCCCGAAGGTATCCAGTATATTCATCATCTGATAGAAAATCTTTTATATATTCTATACACTCTATTCTACCTTGACCATAATGAGGTGGACTATTTACATAGTCCTCCCCTGCTATGTCTCCATCTATATCATTGAATAAATCCTCAATTTCAAATTCTTCTTCTTGTTGTTTATTTTTTACCATGTTACACCTCTATAAGTTCTGCTTCACCATAAGGAATGTGAAAGAAGTATTCATACCGTCTGGCATTAGCTAACCATATCTCCTTAGCACAATCCTCATTAAGTTGAAAGTCTTTTATTCTCCATGCTTGTTTACAATCACTACGTATTACATAGAAGTTACAATAAGTATTTTCACCCTGTACTTTCTTGTACTTATTTATAAGTCGATACTTTCTGTACGGTATACGTATCTCTTTCCACTTAGGATTCCAGTCGCCTGTCCACTGGTTCTTCATCTCAACTTCAGAGTAATACATACCACCATTCTTTTCACTCTTTATGTCAAAAGAAAAGTCTTCTTCAGTATCAAGAATAGTATGACCATGACTTTCTAGATAATTAGTTATTGTTGTCTTAGCCTTACTGTCATTCTCTGCGTATGACTGAGGTTGAAACCTTCGGTAATATGATCCCTTAATTGGTTGTAACATGGTATCTCCTTATGTTAAATCTACAATTTCACAGACATCGCCAGAGCAAGCCATTGTCTGCATAGCTACAGTATTATCTTCTTGTTCATACTCTGATAGTTTAGACCAGTCAATCTTTTTTGGCATACACGACAGTAACATCTCATAGTCATGCTTACCACAGTCTTGATATGGTGCTTGTTGATAGGTGTGATCAGAGTGTGGTAGAAATGATACACCTGACATCTCATCGAAATGTTTATAAACAAATGCACCAACTTCCATCCACTCATCATCTCTAACTGAGATAGTTACTGATGGTTTATGTTCACACCATGATCGTTGATACGTAAGCCACATCTCTAGCTGCTCTATGGCTGTCATATCGTTTCTTGTAACAGCTTTGTTAGGAGACTTTACAGGAAAACTAAATACTGTAGTTGTATCTCCCTTGAATACACAAGGCTCATTAGGTATACCTTGGTCTTTCATAAACTGTGTTAGAGGGTCTTTGTTATCACCACGTACAGTACGTATGTAATAGGGGGAATGTCTTGCATGAATCCCAGAACTAGAGTCAACTAGTTGTGAAACTGTTCCACTTGGTTTGACGCAGGTGATAGATGTACTTTGTGGTATGCCAAGCCGACTAGCATAATCAATATTAGTATTGACAGCAACTTCTCGTAGATGTTCAAGAGTCTTCTCCAATCCTTTGTTCTTAGATGTTAATAGTTTATTATCCATTATTCCAGTGAGCGACACACCCAACAGTCGTTCTTCTTCGGTATTTCGTTGCCACACTTTTCGCAGATATGGGAACTTAGTGAAGGAAGACTGAATAGTTCCAAGAATAGTTGCCAGTTTAACTTTACGCTCAAGATCATCAATTGTATCTGTCGCCCTAACCACGACCTCTGTAAGATTGCAGAACTGATACGGCCTAAGTATGATCTCGCTGCAAGGGTTAGTTCCAAAGTCATAGTTAGGATCTCGTCTGCCAAATTTTGCAGCTTGTTTCTTGGATGCTTCACGGTTAAATATTCCTCTTTCACCAGACTTACTCTCTACTAGAGCAGTCCACTCACGCATAAATGTTTCGATGTCAGGCTTCTCTGTGTAAGATACAGAGTTGTTAGCTAGTGCTCGATGTGCTGCAGTCTCCCACCACTGTCCTGACTTAGCGTGACGCATACGGTCATCACTGAGGTTAGACAGAGAGATCATAGCACTACGTCTGACACCACCTACTACAACTATCTGACCTATGAAACACATTAAGTCATGACACTCCATAGACGTTAGTCTACGTCCCTGTGCGCCTTTGAATGTCTGCACAGTAAAATTAAATAGTTCTACTAGAGGAGCTGGACCTGACGCTCTACCACCAAATGTCTTTAGCCTTGCACCTGCAGGACGTACACGAGAGACATCCCACTGTGGTATCTCACCTGCCCAGAGTAAAGCTAGTAGCTGACGGAAAGCCTTAGCCCAACCTTCTTTACTATCCTTAACAACTATCATTGTCTCACTCTCGTACAGCTCAGGTACTTCTGGTAACTGCTGTACGTGTTGACGTTCAACACTGAAGCCTACACCAGTACCACAGAGTAGAATAAACATAGCCTCATCAAAAGACTTAGGGTCATCTACTGGTAGATAAGAACAGTTGTAACCTGCTGTGTTATCCCTCTCTAAAGCTGGACCTGCAGTCATCATAGCTCTCATGCTTGGCATAACTTCTAGATTAAGTATTGCTTGCTCTATATCGTTGGTTGTTTGCTCATCAACTTTTGTATGAACAACGTTGGATACGTATCTGCTAACAGTCTCAGGCCAAGACTCTCGACCTTTACCATCAAAGTATTTTGCATATCTTGATTTATGTATAAATGCTTGATAGTCCGTTGGTAAGTAATTATTCATTTGTCCTCTCCTATATTAGTTGGTGAATATACTTCACCATTATATTTACTTCCTGTTGCACCTTTACCTGTTTCTACTCCACTGTTGCAACCCACTACAACTACAAGTAGAAAAAAGATAGAGGTGTATAATACTCTTTTTGACCAAAGTATAAACAACTCGTATGTCTTCTTTGCTTCTATTTCTGCTATCTCTCTTGGTGTCATTGTGGGTCTGTCCAAGGATAACAAGGTACAATACTTTGTTTACAATACTTTGCATTGTCTACCAACAATACTGGTAATACTACTATAACAAATATACAAAATAATACTGGCCATGCTAGACCTTTCATGTCACAATAGTTCATCTCTTATCTCCTGATCCTGATAGTACACCACGTTCTTGTCTATCTTTTAGTTTCTTAATATTGTTGTTAGCAATATCTTGCATATCAATATTTAAGTCCCTACACAATGCGGCTATATACCACAGGCAATCACCTACCTCATCTGCAATAGCTTCTCTATCAAAGTTACCATCACGTAATATCTTCTTTACCTTGTTGGCTACCTCACCTGCCTCTGCAGCTAAACCTAATGCAGGATATATTACTGCATGTTCTTGTTTGTATATAGCTGTACTTGCAGCAGCTCTTTGGTAGTCATTCATTTGACCTGAGTCAAACACTTCAAAAGATTCTATGTCAGTCCATTTAGTTATCATATGTTACCTCGCATTCTAGTACTCTCGCATCATCTATGTCATATAAGTAGTTCTTAACTAGCTCTGATATTACCTCAGTGTTATCACCAGAAGTCTCTAAGAAGTTTGCATCTGGATCTACTTTTAGTCTTATGTTAATCTCAAACTCCATGACGAACCCCTAGTTATATCCATACATAGTAGTCATGTCAATCACTAATGGCTCTATACTCTTTTTAAAATGAGACTCCCATTCGTAAGCATCATC